TCTTGTTGAACATTTGCTTGAGTATAACTTTGTGGTTTTGGAACGTATCCTATTGCATTTCTCATTATTATACCTTGCATAATGTATCTTTTATAATCATTATACATTTTTTTATAATATTCAAATGCATTGTATATATCTTTATAGTTTTCATGTGTGATTGTCATCTTCACACAATCATTTTTTTCTTTCCATTTGAGACCAGGAACATCCAATATCATACATGAAACATTTATCAATAAATCTCTTTCATTAGAATCATGTATAATAAAATAAAAGTCTTTTGTTTCTATTGAAGGTGTTAACTCACTGGATGATATATTGTATTTTAAACAAATTTTTTCCAACTTTTCTTTAGCCACATTTTTTTCACCATCCTTACCTTTCTCAGCTAAGGCTTTTATTTTTTTTGCTAACTCTAATATTTTGTTGCGGTTCATTGAATATATTTTTTCCAACCTTTATGTTGTATTCTTTTTCCTTGATTAACCGCAACCATATTACTTTGTTGTAAATTGTTTTTTTTGCAAAATTCTTGTAAATTATTAAATTCAATAACTTCTCCGTTTGGATTGATAAACTTCCATGTTTTAGAATTATTATATTTTCCATCTTCCCATAATTTTTTTTGTATCTTTGATAGTATTTTTTTATGATTTGGATTTTTATTATAAAAATTTAATCTAGATATTGAATGTTTCTTTTTTACTTTTTCTGATGAATTTGACATTTTAATACGAATTCTATGATTTTCTAAAAAATTAATATCATTTTTAAATTTTTCTTTTAATGTAATAGATTGTTTTTTTCTTACTTCATTCCAATTCACTTTTTCTCGGCCATCCCAATATTTTTTAATAAATTTTTCATCTTTATATTTTTTCAATAATGCATCTGAAATTATTTTTTTAGATTGAATTTTATGTTTAAATCCAGACATACCTTCACCGCCTTCAGTCAAATTGCATAAAATTCCAGATTTATCAACTATTCTTCCATAAGTTTTTATTTCTTCTATTTCTAATAGAAGAGCAGAATATTCTGAAATATTTTCTTTAATTTTTTTATATATTATATGTCCGTTTAAATCTATAATTTTTTTAATTTTGTAAAATAATAATTTGTTATTATTTGGTATTTTATTATTCCTCACCATTTTTTCATGATGATACATTCTGTTTTTTATTCCTTTTCCTATATAAAACGGAAGATTATTATGTGAATTTATTAAATGATATACATAAAAATTGTCCATATATGAATCCTATACCATCATATATATCATTTATAAATAATAAAAATTCAATTTATTTGAAAAGAGATGCAACGATTGCATCATACATATCACCGTTTCTTTCATCCCAATTACCCTTTTTGTTAAGAACAGTAAATTTAATTACATCTGGACATAGAGATTCTAACTCAGATTTAACAAAGTCTTTGGATTTGATGCCTTTAATTCTACACTTACCAAATAACTGTTTACGCATAGTGTTTACTGATAACAGATTTACTTTTACCTTGAAGTGTTCTTCAATAATATAAGCAAAAACAGCGTTATGACGGGCTAATGTAATAATAACTTGTTGACTGGTAAATCCACCAGCAAATCCACTTAAAGCAGCTTCTAAATTAATGGTGGTTACGTCTTTTATTAATGGATTTTTCTCCAATTCTGATATAACAAAAAACGTTTTTTCTTTGGTTGTTTCAAGCTTTTTGGTGTCAATATAACCAGCATCCAAGACTTTGCCGTCTTTACTAAATGCCCAACCAGTAACTGATGTAGATGAATCTAAACCTAATATAACCATATACCAATATATAGTATATGTATTATCGTTTGTATGGTTTATTATTGAAACCTTGCATGTAAAGTGAAAGTTGTTTGGAACTAGCACCGGCAGCATCTTTCAATTCAGTTACTCCTGTAGCCATTTTTGTTTTAAATCCCTTTGTAACTGTATAATTTGTTTCAAATGTACTACCTCCTAGAGATACAACGTTGCCACCTTGTCTTACAATGTCTTTGGCATTATAAGCACCACCAACAGGTTGTGTTTGATATCTTGTTTCCAAGTTTTTTTCTAATGAAGGTCTATCAATTGTTGCCATATAGTTATATTATTAATTATAAATATGATTAGACATCCCATTTTACTAAAATATTTATCGGGAAATCTTTACTATTTTTAATTGGTGTTCCTAATTTACCTATTGCAACCAACTCTGTTCCACTATACAAACCAACGGTAGTAATATAAGGTGCTAAATAAGAACCCGTTGTATCTACTGATGAACTATATTCATAGTCAAAAAATTCTGGTTTTATATAACTTCTATTATATTTTCCAGTTGCATTATCCAAATAATTAGATACGTCTTGATATTTGGATCTCATACATTTGTTTGTAATGAATGGTTTCAAAGAATTTTCATCCAATTCTGATATGAAATATTTCCACAAAATAAACATATCATTGATATTAACCATTTTATCATTGTTTACATCCAATTTTGAATCTATAGATACTAAATTGGTATATTCTGGCATGTTTATTACTGACTTACTTACATAATAATTATTATCTTGACCTAATGATCCAGTATAATAACTGAATAAGTTTTCTTCATATGAACTATCTACAACTATTTCCCACCATCTTTGATTATTTGAATTCTTGGATGAAATATAACGTAAAATTAAATCCAAATCATTGAAAGTAAAGTGTTTGTCACCATCAATATCATAATCAAAATTATTTCTATATACCGCAGTTGGATTGGTACTTACATTAAATTCCCCAGTTTCAATTCTACAGATAATTTGATTTTCATAGATTGAAAAGTTGGATTGATATTCTACGTCATAATATGAACCTGTAAGTGGATTTTGTTTCAACATCATGTTGTCAAAAATAGATCCACTGGTTTTCATTACCAACAATCCATTTCTATAGAATACATTACCAATATGATAATCTTTTAGATCAGTGTTTAGATTGTATATATAAGAATATCCGTGAATATTATTATAATTAGATATACTTGTTTCTACTGTTCTGTTAGTATCTGCAAATAAACATGGTGATCCTACCACAATAGATTTATCTGAAATTGCAGCATCAAATCCAAATACTGTATATGGAATTCCATATGTTTTGTATCTGAATATATTTTTACTTACATTCCAGTTACTTTCAGTATTTTCGTACAACAAAACTTGACCTAATAAATTAAAAGGTCTTTCATAATCTTCTCTGGTCAATACTTTGTTTAATGATCCAGTTATAAAACTAGAAGAAAATGGAAAAATATATTTTGGTGCGGATACAATTGTATAGTTGTCAAATATATCAACGTTATATCCTAACTTGTTATCTTTAAATGTATTATCATCACCATATGACTTTTTATCAAATACCCATTTGTTATTTAAATTACATTTATAATAAAAATAAACAGCACCACGTTTTCTTAGTTGTTGTGATGAAGTATATTCATAATACTCTGATTCATATGGACAACCAACAACTGCATTATCACCATAAATTGATACTGAATATCCAAATCCATCAAATGATTGTGAATATGATGCGCTTGGAGGATAGTTTACATAAGTAAGATTATAATTAAAATCTTGATTAGCATTTACATAATTTACTTCATTCCATCCTGTAGAAGAAGATGCAAAGAAATAAACTGAACCAGTTCCACTTCCTTTGTAATCACTAACAATCAAATCTCTGCTTCCGCTAGGATCAATCTTTAAAGAATACCCAAAATAATCACCTACATTACTTTTACTTCCGGTTAAAGTTTGCGCATAAGTCCAATTATTATTTACTTTTTGGTAAATATAAACAGCACCTTTATTATTAAATTTTTTGGTACATCCTATTGCCAATACATTTTGACCAAGTGAAATTGATCCAGCAAAACTACCGGTTTCATCATTAAATGAACTGCTTATACTTGTATATGGATATATTGATCCTGAAGATAATTCATAGATATCAACACATGATCCTGTAGTAAGAGTTTGTCCGGATAAATTATCTGGACTTACAAATGAACAACTAAAAAATCTAGTACCTACTGCTAGTTCAGTTCCATAAATTGAAAGTGAATTTCCGTATTCATTTTCCAATTTTACAATATCAGTTTCATTTAGGTCACTGTCAAGTGATTCACCGTTTTCAGTTAACAAATCAGAAAAATTTGTGTCACTTAATGCAACATCTAATTGTTGTAAATTTAAAGTTTTTTGTAATTCTAAATATGGAACATATTGATCAACAGATGAATCATATTTTTTAACATTCACCATTCCAATTGAAAATCCTTGATTTTTTCTAAATGAAGGCGGTGATCCAATTGCAACATAGTCACCATATGTTGCTACTGAATATCCGTAATTTTCATTTTTTATTGTTACACTCATAAAATTTAATTATCATTTAAATGATCTTTCATCACTGCCAAATTTAATAGGTTGACATATTGCAGGATAAACAATTTCTACAATTTGTTCAGTAGGATTTATATAAATCAAACCGTCATTTAATATACCTTCAGCATCTGCAAAACCCATAGCAGGAGTATATAACTCATCAGATGTAATTGTTGTTGGATTATTATATTCATCATATATAACCATTTTATCCGTTTGAAATTCAAATCTTGAATTATCAATTAATGTATTTGTTATAGCCAAATTAACAAAAGATTTCAAAAGTGATCGTTGTATTTCTCCATTTGTAACGGATGTTTTAGGTGATAAAAACGTATCTTTAAACTCATCACTATTAATTTGTGATATTAATTGTGTTTTTGCATCTTGTACATCAAATGTAACATTTGTTCCTTTATATCTAAACCAATGACAATCAACTACAAGAGACCCTGGATTAATCCTATTCTCTAAAGAATTTCCTAGTCTTTTATATGTTAAAGTAATTTGATAGTAAGTTGTGCCATATGAAATACTTAAGTTAAAATTTAAAATTATTTTTATATTTGTAGTGGAATCCTGTAAAGTTTGATCTCTAGGAGTAATTCGTATGTTCTTATTTATATAAAGTATATTACGAATTCCATCATATTCATATGGTGATAAAGATCCCTCAAGAACTTTTGATTGTAGTTGACTAATTAAACTCCATTCCGTGTTTAATGATTCATAATTTACAATACCCCTTGAATAGGTGGTAATTACAATAGACTGATTATATATATCATTAATTCCTAATGAAGGTTGCACTACAGGAGGAGGTGCATTAACGCAACTTATAGAATAATTCCAGGCATTATTATTTGTTGTGGAATATACAGTGACCAAACATTTATCACTATCTATACCATTCAATGATCCTTTTTTATCCTTATCAAAAGATATTTGAGGATTATTATTTGGTGCTGATATTAATCCTGAGTCATATACAGTTTTACGTGAATTTAATGGATATTCAATTTTAAACTGTGATGTACCACTATTTATGCTATATTTGAAATTTATTTTACCAACTGATGATGTTAAATCAATAATATTTTTTTGTTCTTGTTGATAACTAGGTTCATTTGTAATATTAGTTTCACAGTTATTTGTTGGAATCTGTTTTATTATTAATGTAACTGTATTGTTATAATAAACATTTGGATTTTTAAACTTTACATTTACTTCATATACTCCAATTGCAGATGGTATCGTAGATGAACCATTATATGTAATTGTCAAATCTTCTTCATTAGGTGATTTAGATAATATTTGAACTGGTTTTGGATTTCCATCAAAATAAAATACATTTGTTCCAAATTTAACGTCTCCCTTTATAGATGTAATAGTTAGAGTTGCAGATACAGGTGAAACTGTATACTTTGTTGTTGTAGACACTTCAGTATCTAATTCAGCGGTAACATCATATCTTCCAATATCTTTTGGATATTGTCCTTCTGTAACTGTTCTGATTCCACCGTATAATGTAACAATGGTTATTACATTATTGTTGTTTTTATATGTAATTTTTATTGGTATATTAGAATCAACTATTACGTCTAATGATTGTAGCTCACCATTATATATTACAGTTGCACTGTTCATAGTAATAGTACCACTTGAACCACTAGATTTTATAGCTGCAGTTGTAGTTGGTTGAACCAAAGTATATTTACTTGCGTCTGTTCCTGAAATAGTTAAACCAGAAACGGTAACGGTTTTTCCTTCACCTACTGAATCACTTGAAAATTCTCCTAATGCACTTCCAACATTTAATGTTACATTATCCCTTGTTCCGTTTGGATATGTTACTACACCTTGTAATGCGGCATTTGAAGTGTTTAATGTAGCTGTGATATCACCATTATATACTTTATCAGCTGCGGTTATCCCAGTCACAGTTAATAGTTTAGGACTTATTGTAATTGAGGAACAATTTACACTAGTAACAGAATAATTTCCTGATGCGGCTTGATTTACTGTTACATCAAGAGTACCAACTCCAGTGATATGAATTTTACCATTTACAATTGTTGCTGGTCCACTATTGATTGTATAAGAAATTGCACCGTTACTAACACTATTTACTGGAATAGTAAAATCATCATCACCATAAGTTTTTGATGGACATTGTGTTGTTATACTTAATGTTTGTGGTGCAATAGTCAATGTAGCGGTTTTTGTTCCTTGATAATTAGGATCATTAATTGTTACAACTACATTATAAGTACCAACATCAGTTGGTGGTGTCATAGACCCATTATAAGTTACTGTATAATTTATATTTGTTAATGGAATACTAATAGTTACAGGTTTAGGGTTTCCATCATAAGTTTGAGTTAAATTACTAAGTGTAATTGTTGTTAAAAGTTGTTCAATTGTAAAAGTACCTGTGACTGATCCTTGATAAAAATTATCATTAATAGTTGCTACTACAGTATATGTACCTGCATTAGTTGGAGGTGTTGTAGATCCATTATAAGTTACAATATAAGATAAATTTGTTGGTTTAGTAGTAGCAGTTATTTCATATGGATCACCGTCATAGTCATATGTACCTGGCAAAATATTCAATGTAATATTTGCTGCAACTTTATCAATATTTGAGTCTTGATTATTGATAAATGTTTTATCACTTACTACCAGATTAGAGTTGCCGTCATCAACAACGTTATAAGTTTGTCCTTGAATTTCATGTTTAATAACAACTGACTTTGGAATTACTTTTTCACCAAATTTGTTTTGTGGTATATTAAATGTAGAAATCTTATTTGGAAGACTTCTGTTTACGTTGGATGAATCTAGTGATTCCAATCCAAATATTTTTGAAGGATCTTGACTTTCTTTATAAAATAAATGTTTTGTGGTAGCATATAAAACGGTTTTATATGTACCATCCACATTCTTTTCAGATAAAACAGGATCATAATAAAAACTTCCGGTTGGAGATATTGATCCTGTTAAATTAACACCTTCTCTGAATCTTAAAAAGTCATCTTGTTGTTGTTGAAGAGCAATTGCAGATGAAATGTATGTATAAGGTGCTACTGTTCCGTCATTGTATTCTTTAAAAGTCAATGACAATGATCCACTAACAGATCCACTTTGCCACAGTATTAAATCCTTGTGAAGTTTATTCTGAGGATTCCATTTTTTAGCAGCAGTGAAAGGTGTGGTTCTAATGTCATTTTTTTTAAGTGACTTTATCATTTTTTAGAAATCCAATCTTACCTTAATGAGAGATTCATTATCAAAACTCTTCATCACAGGTTGACTTACTTTTGCAACAGCAACCAATTCATTTGAATCATTATACAAACCAACAGTGGTTATATAACTTTGTGGATTTGTAAAGAATTGATTGAATCTTATAGTACCTGCTTGTTTTCCGTCTGTACCATCTGAAACAAATGATGGATTGTTTGAGTAATTAAATTCTTGATTTTTAACTCTTACAAAGTAATGTTTAGAAGGTAAAAATTCTGATTTTCTTGCCTTGAAATATTTTGTGGTACATCTTGTTATTCCTGCAATCAAATTCTTTTGATATAAACCATATGATGTAGGATTTGTACCAGTAAAATCAGTAATACCTGTTAATGCACTGATTTTTGATGAATTTAGTATAATTGTACCTGTTTTTGGATACAATGTACCAATACCATAATATACAGCGGTTACTGTTCCACCGTTTGTGAATGGTGTAGGAATTCCGTTGACAATACTTCCGGAGATAAGATTGTAAGAATCTGCAATTTTGCCTGTTACTGATGAATCATCAATAAATGTAAATTGTCCTTTTGATCCGCTAAGGCTAAATTCAAGTTGACCTTCATCCAATTTATCTTTATATTTGTTTACAGTAAAAGATATTGCATAAATGCTTGAACCTGTAATTGTTGTGATTGAGTTTGCAGTTACAGTAGATGCGGTTGCAAATGTAAATATTTTTTGTGTGGATGGCAATAAAACATTTGCGTATTCACTGTAAATTGCTTTTGTTGGATAAATTTTTGAAGTATCAATATCAGTTTGAGAACTGCCTGATCCATAATAATTTCCGTAAGCAACTGCAAAGAATGGTTCACCTGAATAATACACATTGTTATAATACAATCCATTGTAAACATTAAACACTCCTGAACCTGTTGCAACAGTTTGTGTTGGTGATGTGTAAAATGCAGATTGTAACGCAGCAATATCACCTGATGTCCACATTGGAGATGATACTTGATTTACTCTTCCTACAACTATATCTGTTGAATCAAATTTTTTAAATATCATATTTCAAAAAGGTTATACAGTTACGGTTACAGGTATAGTAATACTTCCACCGCTTTCATTTCCAATTATAGTCAAATTTGTGGTTGTTGTTGTACCTACACCAGTATTTGGTATAAACTTAAATTTCAATCCAACTACAACTTGTGATGTTTCAGCAGAAACTCCAGCAAAAGTAGTAACTGTACTTGATAATGTATTAGATGTTACTGTTTCAGTCACAACCAATGTACCAACGTTCTTGTTTGCTAATATTGCAGTATAACCAAGTGTTTGATTGTATGTTGGGTTGGTTGATGGTGAGATGGATAAGTCACCAGTATAAGTGGCTGGTACAGAAATCTTATCTATATTTAGAGAAATAATTGGAATTACAGTGACACCTTGATTTAGGGTAACCAATTTATACTTCATCAATTGAGTTTCATCAAAGAAAGCTTCAAAAATTGGTGTATTTCTCAAAGCAAAATCATTATAAGCGGTACCTTGAGGGTGATTTGGTTGGTATAATCCATAATCAATTTCATCATCCGCTAATGCAAATGCGGTAATGTTCAAATTTCCATTTGTAGCCAACAATTCTCTTCCTTTTTTGGTTAGAGTAGCATCTACAATGATTGTTTTATTGTCTAAATATGCCATATTCTATAAATAGTTTAAAATTAAGATTTCTTATTATTTTATATAACAAAAACGCTTTGACTCAAACTAAGACTCTGAGTTAACACTGGATTATAATCATTTACAATACCAGATCCGGTAATTTCATATGGACTTAGTATAGTAGTAGTATTAGTATTTCTTGACTTTACATAAATACTACCTTCATCAAAGTTGGACAATCCAAGATTGGTGTTTGTTATTGAAAATGTTATCTGAGTACCATAATTATTGGTTCTAAATTCACCGTTTGGAGGATAAAATAGATTAACTCTTTCCAATGAAGATGTTAAATAAACTGAAAACTTAGACAGCGGTTTGTTTTTATATGATAGATGTTGAACAGGCAATAAATTGTATATATCAATAGAAGATGATATATTGGTTATGTACGGGTCACCATACAAATTATTGGCATTATATGACATTCCATCAGGAACTGAAATAATTTTATTTATTGGATAAGAAACAGGGCCGGTATTACCGTTATCAGTATATACATCTTGGTTATCAATTACTTTATATAAATAAGACGTTGATAAATTTCTTGAATCAAAGTATTTATATCCACCTTGATTATAAACAAATAGATAATAATCATCCAATGTATCAGGAATATATCCTTTGTTTAAATTAGATGGTCTTGAGAATCCAACTTTTTCCGCACATGTTATTGTGGATTCATATTTATCAGAAGTTTGTAATTCAATTTTGATTGGAGATGGATTTTTTTCTATAGTTGCATCTATTGGAGGAACTACTTCTCTCACAATTAGTTTAGATTGAAACTTTGGTCTTTCAAGAATTGATGGTTCAATTAGTACACCGGTCAACAATTTAACTCTTGCTGGTATGACGTTATTAATTACATCAAATACAGAAACATCAAAATAACTTCTAAATACCGTCATGAATTCTTGATACAATACTGTTTCTCCCCTATATGTGTAATAAGTCTCTGATAAAGTTTGTAAACTCTTATAACTTGATTCATATAGATAACCAGGATCAGCAATATCATTAACAATGTCATAATCACCTAGAAAATCAATTATATCATCATCTTTTACTTTGAATGGAGAAATAAATACACCCAATAAATTAGAATCAGGAGTTAATTGACTCAAATTTTTTGCTACACTTTGAATTGGAGATGGTTGAGTCAATAATGTTTGTTCTACTTTTCTAACCTTTTCATTATTGTACTTATTTGGTCCATATTGTGGAATTATAGATGCTTGTACAACATCAACTTCTTCAAATTGATATGGAAATACTGATTGTGAATAGTATGTACATGAATTAGATTGTGTTACACTATTATAATTAAAATTATATGCACTTCCACTAATACCAACCTTACCTTCAGGAAAATCAGGACTTATTGATACTGGATTACTTATCACAGGACCGTAATTAGTCCAAGGACCAATAAAATTTGAAGCATATTGTAATTGATATGTGTTTCCATAATATAAAGGATACCAATATAATCTTACATAATTAGGATCTGGAAGTGAAACTACTGATACATTTAAAGATGGTTGCGTGTATGTAGCTAATGCTCTATAATAAACTGCACTGACTTCTACAGGCAATATTACACTACCACTATTGGTACTTGCAATTAATTGAGTAGAAGATGAAATTGGTCCTAAATTTATTGGATAATCAAAGTTATATCTGAACAATAAATTGGTCCATGTATCTTCTACAGCAGGATTGCCATAAAAATTATAATTCTTTGAATATTGATCAAAGTGAGAATCTGATATTGGATTTTTTATTACATTAATTTTGTCTAAAAGACCTGTAAATTTATTTGTAGAATTGACATAATTACCAAAATACAAAAATCCATTTTCAGCAAATAATTCATTATATGTTCTAGTCAAGAATATACTTCCTGATTTTGAAAAACATTCTCTGTCATCTTGATTTGATTTAACTACTAAATTATATTCAGTTGGAACATAATTTTCACCAATTGTTGTATCATAAAAAGATGATGTAGTATTACGTCTTAGTAATACGTTATAAAATCTGTCTTTATTAAAAATTGGTACATTTTCAATTTCAATTGATTTATCTAATATTGAAAAATATATGTTTCCATATTCATTTTGTCTTGTTTTCTTTAAATATATCTTCCAATCAGTATCTTTTGATGCTAAATCAACTACATCATTTAAATTATAATCTTTGTTTAATTTGAAAGTAAACTCTAATGATTTTGCAGAATCTTGATATGGAATTTCTACATATTCATTATTTGAACTATATTTGGTGAAGAAATATTTTTCATCATACAAATAACTTGATACTTTTGAATTTTCAATTTTACTGCCACCAAATTCTCTGATACTTAAAATATTCAACGGAATGCCATAACAAGACATTAATAAGTTTATACATTCAGTTGTACCTTTTGTTTTATAAATGTATGGAAGTGTATCAAGAATACGTTTCCATATCATTTCATTTTTATCTTTAGCTGATATTGATTGAGAACCTGAATCTGCACTGTTAAGATAATTTGTAACCAAACTCTTGTTGGCAAAATCAGTGGAAGTATTCCAACCAAATGAATTTAATAGATAATAAATGATATCAGGCAAGTAACTGTCTCCTGAATTTGTATCCTTTGAATTTAAAATTGGAAATGACTTGATGTATTGATAGATATTATCAAAATGGTGTCCAACCATTGACAAAAATACCAAATAATCATTGTTATTTTCATCCATCTTGATATATTCTGGAGTATTATTTACTAGACTGTCCCTATTGTTTATATCATATTCTTCAGCATCATAAACATAAGTATAATAATTGGAATTGGTATCTGATATACTACCTGAAACCAAACTTTGACTTCTATACAAGTAACATTCAAACCCATCAAATCCATTTTTGATTGATAAACTTTCCGCAGTATATGTGTTGTATTCAGTTGCATATGATGCACTTAAAACAGTTGTACTAGAATTAGATGCGGATGTAATTGTTTCTAACGTATTATCTAACGTATCAAGTCTATTTAATTTGTTCTTGAAAATCTTTATTCTTAGAGCGGCGGATGAAAATAATACAAAGTTTGAAAAATCAGAATAATCAACATCTAATGTTGCTAATTTTTTATTGATGTTAATTTCTGTTTGAGTATCTGCACTTAAATCTGGATCTAAGGAAGAAACGTTATCAATCGTATTTTGATTTGAATTTATAATCTTGATTGAAAAATTAGGGCCGGAAATCTTATAATTTTTAGATACTGTTTCTTTTATTAGAATTACATTTTGTACAAATGGCGTAATACTAATATTTGATATCCAACATATTGACTTTGTACTATAATTAAATGATAGTGGCGCATCTAATTTCACTAACAATGTTGCGTGTACATCAGTTGATTCATTGCTTGAATCATATGAATGATCTATAAATTTAAGAATTACACCGTTACCAAAATTTATTCCGTTCTTATAATAAGAATAAAATTTGTTAGTAAAATTAAATTCTAATTTCTTGATTTCAACTTGTACAAATTGATCCCAAACAATTGTTGTGATTAAATTTATTGCATCTGTAAGATCAACGTTGAAGAAATTAATAACGTTTAACTGGTTTACATATTCCTTTTGTACAATATACTTGAGTTGTACATATAAATCATCAAATGTAATTATGTTCTTTGAGTATGTGTATAACCAGTACTTTATAAAGTTCTTAACACCAAATAAATTCTTGAATGTAATCTTATTGAATAATTCAATTGTAGAAGAATCAACGCCATTATAAACGTTATTTATAAAAGTTATTGCGTCTTGATCACTCTTAAAACCAAATGATTTTTTGAATGTATTTATTGATTCAGGTGAAGTTTGTAATGTAGACTTATATGTAGAATCACAGTTATAATTAAACAATTGTGAATTTAATGTATCAGTGATGTCATTTACCAATACTAATTTTCTAATAAATGATTCATAGTACAAATTTTGATATAGCTCTTCATCTGTTTTTGGTACTTTATTGAAAGCAGGCACCAATTTTAATTCAGTTCTTGATGGAGAAATTTCAGAAATGATTAATGGAAATGATTGATTACCCGCAACGTTTCTTAGAAAGTTATAAGATGCAACATGTTGACCGTCAAATACATTTGATGAAGAAAAATCAGATTGAATATCAATCAAAAAGTTATTTTTATAACTGATATAATCAGTCTTTGTTTTTCTGTATGAGTAATTTACTTTTTTATAATCAACGTCTGTATAACTTCCTACATCTGATATATAAATAATTTTTGGTTGTTTATACGTCCATCCATTTTGTACCCCACTTAAATTATAATAAGAAAATTCTACTACGTCTTTCTCTGATTTACCAAAGAAACTTTCACTTATGTTTGTGTTTACGTTATATACACTAACATCCGTCTCATTAAAATAATAAGCGGTGTTAACACTTGATGTAAAATTTGTTACTGTTGGATATGGAAAATTCATTGTGGTTCAAGTCTTGAAATTATATCATTTAATTTCTTGTTTGCGTCATCTCTTTCAGATTGTAACTTTTGTATAATATATTGAATTTCATCTGCATTTTCAGTTGTGATTGCTAGTTTATTAACTGCAGGATCATTATCTGTAGGTTGATTAAATATATCATTCATATTAATATCAATAACCGTATTAGACTGTACTGTAGGTATAAACTCTTGAAATGTAACTTGATTCAATTGTTCAATTTTTTTAGAATCATAAACAAAATCATTCAATGTAAAAGAAATATACTCAGAATTAAAACTAGGATTGTTGGCATCAATTGTAAAGTTTCCAAAAGAATCAACTTTATAATCATAGGTGCCATTGTTAACATAATCCTCAATTTCTTTTTGGTATGACATAATTATCTTGTTATTTTAAATATATTACCATTATCAAATATATCAGTTTGATTATTAAATGTTGTTTTAATTAAAATTCTATAAAATCTTTCAACAGGCAAACCAGTTGTGTCTATTTTAAAGTAATGAATGTTACCGTCAGAACTTAGTTTTGTATTATCATCAAAATCAATTACAATGTTTTCACTTTCATTATCTTTGATACAATAATAAGATGCAGATGGCAACAAACTTGAGCTCAAATAACTAATTTGTTGATATCCCTTTATAAAATTCTTCAATGGATATTTTTCTCTAGCAAATACATTAATTCTTGGAATGTTTCCAAACTTATATTCTTTTGATAGATTTTGTATTACAACTGTATATGGTATAATTCCAGTTAAAGGAACCATACTTCCTGTTGTATATACACTGTCATCCCATGAAATGTCAATATAAGGTTGATAAATTGTATTTGTTTCTTTACTAAAAAATTTGATTGTGCTATCAATTCCATTAGTTGCAACTGTTTCAAGTGAACTTACCAAAATTATACCTTCATTTGGCACGCATCCACATAACCATCCTTTAACAATATTTGTGATGTCCATATTGATATCAGATGTAGTATAATCAAATGATTGTGAACAAATCAAAGAACTACCAGTTGTAACATTCAAACAGAATGATGAAGATTTGTATTGATATGTTGACGGTACCGTTTCATACCATGTACCTCCTTCATTTACAAATGATGATGTATTTGGTACTGGACTATCACTTACATCAAACCATAAAGAACCACTGTCTCCGGCATAATTTTTGTAATTCCAACTTGCACCTACTAAATTTCCTCCTGTTGAGTATCTACCAGTTCCCATAGTCCAACTTTGACTTATAGGATATCCGTAAACTATATAATCAACAGGAATTTCACTTACACTAGATGCTTTTAGTTTTAAATTAAACTTTGCATTGTTGTTTATTGAGTTATTTGCAATAGATGCTGAAATAGTATTCAAATCAAATCTAATCAAAATTCTACTATAATCAGGAACATCAGTATATACTGTATAAGGAACATATAAGCTCTGTGAACCTACTGCATAACCATATATTTCTCCTGTAAAATCACGTACACTTCCAGTTACATTATAAATTGATCCTGTGAAATTACCAATTAATTCATTAAACTCAGCAATAGGAAAATTATGTTCAATAATACTACCAGAAAAACTTCCACTAAAACCACTTATTGTACCACTTACGTTTGTTAAAACTACGTTTTGTGGTCCAAATTGACCATAATTAATTCCGTTCAACGTTGAAAATCCGTAGAAAGGTGATCCAATAAACAAGCCAGTAAAGCTACCTGTTCCACTTGCATTACTAAGCAATGATCCAGTAAATGTAATAGATGCAGAACTATGAAATCTTAAATTTCCGTATCCATATGAAGTGCCGCCATCTAAATTTGAAGCACTAACAGATCCAGAAAATCCCGCCACGTAACGATCATAAAAAGACGCAGTTAAAGATGCAGATTGATATAACAATAAATCTTTTTTAACGTGTGGATAAGATCTTAACTCCAAAATTTCATCAATACCAAAGTTTTTGTTGGCATATCCAACTTCATTGGTTATGTATGTATCTTTTTGTGGATATAAAAATGTATGCATATTATACTACGTTTCCTTTGATATCTATGTCAGGGTATTTGACTTCAAAAACGCATGGATCTAATGAAGGATATATTATTTTGTTTTTTGTTGCAGATAAAATATCATATTCATGTGGTGAATAGTTACCGTCTTTAGCAGTTAAGTTTACAATTTCAACATTTGTTAAAGATTGTACACCTTCTACTCTTGCAATTTCTAGTTCCAATTGACTCAAATTAATTGGTTGTGAAAAACTCCACTTGTCAATATCAAAAAAGTCTTTTACTTTAGTAATACAATTATTTAACACTTCTTTTTTGTTATAATTGTTGTATGTTAAAATTTTAAAATTTACACCAATATTAATAATATATCCGTCAATAATATTCACACCGTCAGTTAAAAGTCTATACTTTTTCAAATACTCTTTTATGTTATAAAATAAAGCTTCATTAATTTGTGTTAAATTTTTGTTTTCATTGTATCCAAGAACATACAAATTAACTGAAAATGGATTAGTTACATCATAATTAATTTTTCTAAAATAATTATCTACTGAATTATTTGTGTCTGTAGTATTGTTATTGTAATCTACAAATCCAGATACATCATTTTTCAAATTCAACACCAAATCTGTATCAGATGTTATATAAGCTTTAGCAATTGAACCGTATTTTGGTGGCATTGCATAAGTTCTAATCAAATAATCATCCTTAGTTACAGATCTATTTTGTGTGGT